CTTCTGGTGAAAGAATAGGTCTTAATGTTGCTCTTACATCTACAGAGTTTACTTCGTCTGGTTCAAAATCAAATAATGGATCTATAACTGTTGCTGTAATACTGTTATAATTAGAACCAGTTGTTAACAACTCGATATTAGTAATTCTACCATCAACAATTCTTGGAATTGCTGTAGCGCCTGTTCCATCACCTTCTATTTTAACAGTAGGTACGATTCTTACTGTAGAGTTTTGAATAACCCCATCACCTTGTGGATCTCCAATAAGCTTATAAGTACCAAGTGATTTAGAAGGATCCCAATTGTAGGAATCAATCACATATGCAGATGAAACATTGCTAGGCGAGTTAATATAAACCGTCATACCAGCATAATAGTTTGCGATCTGGCTTTGTAAAGATTGCAAGATAAGAATTGTACCGTCATTTTGCGGTGGGCCAGCGATGATGCCTGATTCTAATGTAGGATAACCTGTGTTATCGATATAGTTTTCTACAAATATATCTGAAACTTCTGAACCAGTAATTACATTATTAGCATCTTGCGCTAAATTAGGATCAATTGCAAACGTACCAATTAAAGGAATATAGCCTGAGGCATTATAAGCTTCGAATTGTTGCTCAGTTAAGTAGTACATAAATTTCCATACATACCCATCTGGCATTCTATATATTTGGTTTTCTGTTGTAGGATTATAATTTGGTGGTACTGTTGAGACTGCACCATTATTATTAGATAAACATTTGTAGATACGGTAGTCACCGGAATCGTTATTTGTTGGTCCTACTACTGAATAAAAATTTATATTTTCTAAATCAGTAAGATCGTCGTATTGTGCGTAAAGCTGATCTTTTTGCCAAGCGTAATATTTAATCATAAACTTAACGTCAGAATTAAATACTTGTTTTCCAAAAAGAATAGACTCTTTAAAAGTCATTTTACTATTAAGTGAATTGACAGAGCTAATACGATTCAACGCGCCAGTGACGGTTGAAGAAACTGCGAAATAGAACTCGTTATCAAGAATATCCTGATAGAACATTCTAGTCGAGTCGTTTTTCAATGTTGTAGTTAAAATTTCTGGCATTTCACTTAACCCTAGCTTTTGTAATATTTATAAACACTTTTAGCCTCTTCTACGAATACGAACACGTGGATAACAAGTACCTGAAACAGGTCTTGCTTTCAAATTGTTTTTCGGATGAGCAGTACCTGTCACTACTCTTTGGTTCTTCCATCTCAAATATTTATTAGGTGCACCTTGTAAACTGTTAGTATCCATTGGATCATCAGTTCCAGTGTCTTGCATTTGGTCTGTAGATGCATTATTTATAAGCCAAGCCGCAGCTTCAGTCTGGTTCATATTTTGATTAGATTCAGCTAATAAAGTAAGTACACCTGCAACTTGTGGGCCTGACATGCTTGTTCCTTGATATTTATCAAAGTTATAACCAGATAATCTTGGATCTGCAATATCACCACTTCTAGCATGTACACTACTTTGAATTTCTTGACCTGCAGCAAATATATCTACTTGACTGCCACAATTTGAAAAATAAGCTTTGTCTTCTTGAGTAGCGCTTGAAGTAGCACCGACGTTAATTGTTGGTGCATATCCAGCACCAGATCCAGTACCTCTGTGTAAGTACCATTCGGTGTTTGACCCTTGGTAAGTCATATAATACGTGTTATTGTAATCTTGATCTGATTCGTTAACCGTTTTCCAATAATCATTACCAGCAGAACATACAATAATAATTCCGTCGTCAATAGCATCTTGCATATCAGCGTTACGACTTGTAAAATAATTTGGAATGTTCATATTTAAACTATTTGCGTAAAAACCACGGTCCTGCAATTCTGCTTGAGTTAAATCTCTACCAGGATTAAAATCAACACCCCGATAAAGTACTCTAGTAACACTACCTGTAGTATAGCCATATGTTCCAGAATCAGCATTAGATCTAATAGATGAGCCATAGCTATTATTTGTTACGGTTGGATTACGCCTGCCAGTTTCTGAATTAATAGGTTTAGTATTGTGCCAAGCACGCATGTAATCCCACATGAGGCTGCTGGAGAGGCTGCTAGGGTTACTGCCATATGGGCTTATGTTATATATTGTAGCGTCTCTAGCCCATCCCTGTGAATTACCAGCAACAGTACCGCCGCAGTGGCAGCCATGATTGTTATCATCTTTATCTATAGAATTTGTATAAGAGCCTGAGCGATCATAAGTATATGTACCATTTGATCCACCAGTTACAGCGCTCGTTAATGAGAACCAATTAAATTGATTAACTCGTGTTCCACCTGAACCGTCAGAATTAACTGCAAACTCTGGATGAGCTGGATCGATGTGCCCGTCAACAATAATAACATCAACGTTCTTACCGGAGGCTGTTATCGTTAAGTCTGCAGTAATAAGAGAAGTACCATTAGAGCCCCAGTTAGATCTGTTTACTTCTTCACTGTGTCTTAATAAACCCCAGTTAACATCGCTAGCATCATCTGTTGCGCTTTTATCAAACTCACCATTAGATATTGTATAACCGTTTGGCTTTGTTGTCAACTCAATAAGTTCTACTAAATCACAATCCCAAACACGATCATCAGACTTAAGTAATTCTACTTCATCGTCAGTTAACATGTAATGTGTATTACGACTAATGAGTCTTCTGTTTGTTAGTTCAACCGCACGATCTGGAATAAACAAATTGCCACCAGGCGTTTCCATATCATCATAAAAACTTTGAAGATCTTCTTTTCTATGAAGAGTGACAATCCATTCTCTTTGCATTGGTTAAGCCTCTAACTGAAGAACATTAAGTGTTACTTGAACGGCGCCAGTTGATCCAGATTTATTTGTAACTCGGCATGGTATAGATGTTGTCGGGCTTGCTTCAAGATTAAATCCAATAACGCCAGGAGATATTATAACTGTTTGAGCACCTGTAGTAATTACTTCTGCAATAACACCAGCATCTGGAGTTGGATCAGTACCTTCGCCTCGTGAATTATCTGCTGAACGTGTAGCGGCATTCGCATAAATTCTAACCCAAGCAGCTTTATCAGTTGTAACAGTAAATAATGAATATGCTTTAAACCCAGTTAGATCAAGATCGCCACTAGCCTCGTCTGCTAAAGAAGAAGTTGAACCAGCCGGTGATGTCCTTGAAGGTAATGAACCGCCGCCACCACCGCCTGCATTTTGAAGCTCAACCCAAGCACCAGAGTGTGCAAAATATGCAGCACCTGTGCCGTGTACGTGAGCAAACATTCCGTGATAAGAATTAGCATCTGGTAGATCGCCTAATGCTGAATATACGTTACCGAATAATACTTTATTACCAGCCATATCTAAGTCAGAAGCAACAACTGCTGCTACCGCATCTGAGTCTGAATATGATGAACCCGAACCAGCCTGAGCTACCCAAGCATAATCAGTTCCATTCCAGGAAAGAACATGCCCTGTTGTAGGATCTGATTGATTTAAGTGTGCATCAACGTCTGCGTTAGCATATGAATCGCCACCGCCACCAGTAAATTCTGATCCGTTGACATAGATTGCTCCTGTAATGTTTACACCAGCAGTCGTTGTTTCAATTTTGTTAAGACCGTTATATTCTAAAACAACCGAGCTAGCATCAGCTCCAATAATAATCTTTTCGCCATTATAATTTTTGATGTTCATTGTTTTTGCCATTTTAGTATCCTGACGCTGTTAAGAAGATTGGTATACTTGTATACGTTATTTGACCGACAACTCTTACAAATTCAGTAGCTGTTATGCCTGTAGGTGATGCTGTTATTGTTACATCCAGGAATAGATTACCATCAGTAATTCTTTCTTTAATTTGAATTCCATTCATTAAATCGTCAGAACCTATACCTGTTTCGATAACATCGAAAACTCCACCGTCTGCATCTTCAACACGACTAAATAAAAATTCTTTAGTTGCGTAATGTGATACTCCAGTATTCGAAAGTAATGTCAGCGTTAGTTTACCGCCAGCTGTATATCTTGCCAACTGCTTAGTATATACTAGAGCTGATATTTTACCATTTACAATATTTGTAGCTGGAATTTGATCTTGTAGAGTACCGGTTACTGTGTCATTAATTACGAATGGAACATATATATCTTGGCTGTTGACTCGACCAAACTCTTGTGTGCCAATAATTTGGTGATTGGTATCTGGTAAAGAACTTCCGCCTGGATTAACGAATGCAAAAGCACCATCTCCATCTGTAGAAAGTACTTGGCCCGCCACACCATCAGTAATACCTAAACTTAATAATGTTAAATCTTGAATACTGTCATATACTTCAGTAAAGTTTGCGTTACTTTTAGACATAGCCGAACGTATAGGGTCGCCGGTTCCGTCGTTGGCTTCTTCGCCTATATTGATTATTTGCTTAGCCATGCTTACTCCTATTAGTTTTATATAGCTTTAATAACTTATTTATCTAACTGTTATCGACAGTGAACGTTAATGTATCATCTACAGTAAACACGAAGTTATCTGCTCTAATTGTTTGATCGCCGGTTGCCTGATTAGGCCCAACGATAGGATCACCACCTTTAACATAATCATCTTTACGTATAACCTGGAAAGTTGACGACATAACTGGGCCTACTGCTTTTTCGTAAGAAAACTTACCAAATAATTTAGACCCTGCTAGGTGGACTGTATCTTTTACGACTTTTTCATACTTAGGCTGATCTACAACAGACTTAATTACATACGAATATTCTTGATAATAATCGCTGTCTTGAACTTTCATCTGTGAATCGAAATACTTAAACTCTTTATCAATAGGATCTGTAAAGTAGCCATTAATGTGAGAGCTATTACTTCCCCAGAAACCAGCAGTAATACCTTGTGATCTTGCAGATAACTTTGCCCTAGCCATAGTTGAGCCGTCAAGTTGATCTGTTAAATAAACATTCTCACCGTCGATATAACCAAATCCAGAGTTTCTTATTTCTGCTGCTTTAATTCTACCTTCTGAAAACAATGTTTCATTTCGTATTTCAGCGTTTAAACCATATTTTTTAGTAGAATAATTTCTTTCAATTCCGATTACTTCGAAAGTATTACCTTTATGTATAATTTCATCACCAGTAAGTGCAGATTTAAATCCATAATAACTAAAAGGTGTTATGTATATAGCGCCGTTATCGTTGTCTACTGCTCTAATAATACCAGATGAAGATGTTAGTGGTTGTGTAACAGTGTCACCAACTGAGAACGAAGGTGAAAAGTCACCAATACTAATAATTTGGTCGTATCTTTCAAATGCTGCCATCTGTTCATCAATAGCAATACTAAACGTATCGTTAATATAGTCCTCTCCAGGATTTATATTTTCGAAAGTTTTAATTGTACCAATGTCAAACGGTGTTAAATCGAATGCTTCGTTTAAAGGTGTTGATAAAATAGCCGGTGAAGCGCTGCCTGACATTGGGATCGTTGCAGGTGGTGTATTATTATAATCATTTGAATTAATTGTAACGTTTACGAAGTTTTCAATAATATCTGTAATTAACGAAACACTTTCGATATTATCTAACTCTTCTATTTTAACGTCAGTTATAACACCAGTGTTTGCGTATAGTGGTCCTGGCGAAGAACCATTTTTCGCTGCTACTACAAACATGTCACCAAGTTTTGTGTTAACGTCATAAGCTGTAATAGTAAAGTTATTAGCAGCACCATTCTCGTCTACACGATCTCTTGTAGAAACATCTCTTCCCAATGCAAACGAATTGTTGGGTTCCATTTTAATACCAACAGCGATAGAGTTTTGACCAATAACTGTGCCTGCATTACCAGCAGTATCTATTAAGACTTCTAATTCTTTAAACCTAAAACTTTCATTTGGCAATACAATAACTTGGTTTGATACAAGCAATTTTGTATTATTAATTGTATAACCAAAGCCACCGTCATCAACGGTATATTCAATAGTTCCGGTAAACTCAGTTTGTAGTTCGGTAACAATAGCAGTACCGCCTTTACCGTAATCACTTTTAATATCTAAAATATCACCGACTTTATTACCAGTAGTACCACCGTATGATACATCAACAGCTAACGAATTTGCAGAACCATTTAATTTACCAAACGGAACATCTTCCCCGCCAATACGACACATAATATCATCGTATCTTACGAATGTACCTTTAGCATTTGTGATGTAAATAATAGCAGTTAATGTTTTATTAAGATAAACAAAGTTGATTTTATCTACAATTGCTTTTGCTTTAGAAATAGATCCGTAAATATTGCGACTTAATAAATCTGCATATGAATACGATGTGCCTTTTCTAGATACAAAGTTATTATTGTTTGGTAGTATCTGTAAGTATGTACCAGTTTTCCAAGTTGAATCTGAAGGCTTAAGCATGTATTTAGAAGGATACATTACTTGAATATCTTCCTCATAAAACATTCTAAAGAATAAAACTAATCCAGCTTCTGTACCTTTACGGCGATACAAATCTAAAATATTACGTATTACAAACTTAACTGTTTTATCATCTTCGATCGGCGGTAGATCTGCCATATATTTCTTTTTGAAATAAATTATCATTGACGAAAGAGTTGTTCCAACGTCGCGATACTCAAAGAGGCGGCGTGAATTGTATACGCCCATATTAGGATCTGACTCTACGAACTTATAATAATGTTCTACCATTGCAACTAGTTCTGCACCATGCTCCCTATAATACGCAGGAAACTGTTGCGCGATTTTAAACGCTATATTCTTTTCTATTAAGTTGACGGTATTATCAGCCATTTTACTTAACCTCTACCATATTAACGGTTACATCAGTATCTAGAATCAAGAATATTCTTCCTGCTGGAGCTGATATATCGTCGTTAGCCGTAGTTACCATAATGTTGATTCCTGATCCAGCAAAACCACTTACTTTGAAGTCAACCAAATTAATTTCACCAGTTTCATAGTTTACATTACCAGCAACTGGTTTAACAATCTGTGGGTTTGCAGAATCTGCAGTTACGATTTGCATATTACCTAAACCATCATCTTGTAAGTATGAACTCACACTATTAAATCCGAACGTACCACTTGTAACTGATGGTTTATAATCTTTAAATCCGTTAGAGTCTTTAAACGGATATGGCTTAACTAATTTAGAATAAAACTTAAACGAAGGTGAAGATGAGATATTTAATGCTGGTGAATATACAACATAAGGACATACATTTAGTTCGTTACTTAAAATAGAGATATTAGATGCATCAATATCAGAAGATAGTTTTGATAATCTTAAAGTAGTATCAAAGTTATCTAGGTATGTAGTGTTGTATGTTGATATCGCTGTACGTACTTCAGTTTCTATTTGCCCAGATGATTTCTTAGTAATCTTAGGATTAAAGTATACATTGGCTTGAACACAACCGTAAATAAATTCAGAAGGAATGAACACTGGCTCAATACCAAGCGGACTCTTTTCTTTTAAGAACTTAATATATGCTGAAGAAAGAACCGAAGATAAACCTTCTCGTCCTTCACCAAGATAAACTGAAATAGCAACTCTACCAAATTGTGGAGGCTCTAATGTTTCTCCGCCATATGCAGCAACTGAATCAATCTCTGGAAAGTTTTGTTTTAATAGGATTTCGTAATCACTAGTTGTAATTGCTCTTTCTTGTATCTGTAAAGATTTAGGAGCAAAGTATCTAATGTTTTCTAATGTTTCTCTATCGCCACCACCAGCTGCCTTGGATATTGTTTCGACAGTAATTGTAGATGTTGGTAGTTGAGCACCTAACTCGAATGAAAAAGCACCATTAGATTCAACACCTGATGTAATGCGATATCTTACACGAATATCTTCGAATGCTTGTGGCTGTAAACCAAACACGTTGTTACCAAAGTAAACAGTGTATCGACCATCATAATATGGTTCTACATAGAATACTCTATCTAACGGTCCTACACCAAATAAATCATCCTTACGAATAAACTGGTTTGCATCTTCAGTTGCTTCAGCATCTACGAATACTTCTATTGAATCAGTATCAGCATTTTCGTTTGTAAGAATAACTCTTAGGATACCATCGTCACCGATAAAGTAACCTTCTCGTTCAAAACTTGATAGCATTTGACCTTCAAAGATCTCTACATTTTCTGCTACAAAGGTTCCAACACCGGTTTTACGTGCAACATATGTTTTATCATTTACAAAGTTATAACTTGCACCTTGATAAGTTGTTGTAAAATCTGAGTATGCCGGAATTGTAACTGTTTGTCCTACAATAGTCATGTCGACAATAGTAATTGTTACGAGCGCTCTTGCTGATCTTCTTGATCGTGGAAGATAATTAAGTTCTTTTGCATGAGACATTACTGAGTTTTTCAACACAGCGGAGTCTAAGAACATTTCATTAACTGCCATATTTGTATAAAAGTTATTTTGATATGTGTTATAAGCCAAGACATCTAAGAACACGCTCATGTTCGAACCTTCAAAGTTATAATCTTTGAATTGTGTCTGGCTTTTCAGATAGTTTTTAAACTGAGTCTTGATAGACTCAAAGTCTAATTCTGAAATATTTAATTTAGCCATTTATCGTGTCCTCTCTAAGAATACATCTAGCTTAATCGGCTGCTGTACGTTTGTTATGTAAAACATTATATTTACTCTTACTGCATTATCATCTATATTAGAAGTTGCTGTTACATCTATCAATGTTGCTCGAGGCTCATATAATTCTATTGTTGTTCTTACTTGATTTTGAATTAAAACCATCATTGCTGGTGTGATGTTCTCAAATAATAAAGCATTAATATCACCGCCTAGATCTGGCTGCATTAATCTTTCACCACGATCTGTAAGTATAAGATTCTTAATTGATTCTTTAACAGAGTCTTCATCTTTATTAACAGTAAGATCAGATGATACAGGACTAATCTCAAGAGTTTTCTTGAAATCAGAGTAAAGGTTAATCTTTTTAGTATTAGAAGTAAATACTGTAGCTACCATTTTCTAGCTCCTGTTGTTTTATTGTTCATCCTCGTTTATCCCACTGTCGTAATGCACCCACATCAACGTGTACAAAACTATTATAATACCCAACACCTTTAAATCCTATTCGCCGTGCCAATTGAACAAACTCACCAACATCATAAGGATTAAATCCTGACCAAGTTAAATCTACTGCATTACCACTTAAATGCTGTGAAGCTTTAGCGCCACCTACAAGTTTATTATATTCAGGATTTCTATATCCACTGTTTAATTTAAGTGGTCCTGTTACGATACCGGCGTTCTTAGCTTCTTTTTGTAATCTCATAAGAAGGACTTTTACATCGATAGGAATTAATTCCCAACCTTCACGTGCAGGTGTCATTCTAGTAACCCATCCACCTTGAATCTTTAATCTTGCGTCACTACCACTTTCTAAGTCATCCCATTTAGGTAAATCTTTATATTCTTCAATTGTCGGCAAAGCAACATTTCCTGCAGCTTCCCATTCATCTCTTGCTTTATTTATCTGTCTTTGGCGGTACTCTTCAGCTTCTCTTATAGCTCCAGCCCTAATTGCTTCACCTGTTACTCTATTAGATGCATTTGAAAGTGTATTAAACACTTCATCATATCTATTTGTGAAGTCTTTTAAAGGATCTTTGAGTCCTTTGAATAATCCTTCTATACCTGTTGCTAATCCACACAGGCGAGATATTAAAAACATGATTTCTTCAATAGATGGGTTATCGAATAAGCCAGTTGCATAATTAATTAAAGTATCAATTTTATCTGTTATTCTTTTAGCTTCTTCTGGTCCACACAATTGCGATAATGCTGTTTTTTTCTCTTCAACATCAGCAGCAACTTTAAGTTGTACTGGGCTTTTATAACCTGGACCAACAATTGCAGAAACATCAAAATTAGAAATAGATCTACACACTGCTGCTATAGTCTTTTCAATCATATCTTTAATTTTCTTTTTAATAGCTTCTAGTAATGCTTTTACTTTAATCTTTTCAAAGGCTGCTTTTACTAAACTTTCAATGTTTTTAATTTTATTAATAAGTGATAATGCATCATCAATTAACCCTTGTACTTGACCAATTAAATCAAAGAATCCATTAATTACACCAAAGATATTATCAAACAATGCACAGAACCCGCCCATAACACTTACACTAAAATCACCATTATAAAAGTCATCTAGTTCTTTTAAGAACCGTGAGCCATTAGCGTTAGAAGATACAATTGCTGTGGCAGGTGTGTAATTACTACTTTCATAAAATGCAGCAATTTCTACTGCAGTAAGAGGTCCTTTAGCAACTCTAAAAGAAATAACATCTAAGGTTCCATCAGTTTTACTCAAAGCATTTATAGTTGCTTGTCTCTTCATAAAATCATTATTAATACTGTTAACTGATTCGTAGAATGTTGTACTATATTTTGTAGCAAATCTGCTTAAAACATTTGTCTGCAAATCGTTAGCGATATTAGCTTCGAATTCTTTTTGGAAGACTCCAACTTGATGAATAGTAAATTCGCCATTATCGTTTACTGTATTACCAATGTATGGTGTTGCTTGGTTATTTAAACAACTTCTACAAAGAGTTTTTCCTGGTTTACATGTACAAGCCATTATCTTGCGCCTCCGGTGGTTATCGAGCCTTCTAGTGCAGCCTCTGATCTAGCTTTAACTTGATCTATTACACTTAAGATTGCATTTGTTGAAGTAAGCGATCTGTTACCAGCAGAATCACCAGCATACTTACTTCTGCCAGCATTAGGACCAGTTACTAATGGTAACGAAGCCCACTCTGAAGCAAGGTTGTTAGCAAATTGTTCTCTAGTAATTGTGCCTGCTAAGAATTTACTTAAACCACGACCCTCTAACAGAACAATAGCCATTTTATCTTGATTTTCTGGACTAAACAAGTCTCCAGCACTTAAACCGGCTCTTCCATATAAGCTATTTGTTCCACTACCTACCCCAAGTTCGTTGTTAAAGCCGCGCAATGTATCTTCCATTATTTGGTATCTACCTGATGCTTCTGAAAGCTGACCTTGGTCAATACTTTCCTGCCAATCTAACACTTCTTGTATAGTCATTGCAGTAAGTTGTTTGGCTGGATATAACGCTCTTGAAACAAGACCTGATATATCGTCGTATCCTTCTGATTCTTTGTTACCAATAAAGTCAAGCAATGGTGTTGCTGCAGTTTGAGTAACAGCACTAACATTACCTATAGTTGAGTTCCCAGAAGAATTGTCTGAACCACCATAATCTTTAGCTGAGAAGCCACCACCGCCAATAGATCCTGGCTCGTCTGGGCCAGCAATAGAAGTTGATTTTTGTACTGGTTCTGGTGCAACAACTGCTGAAGCGTACCAACCAATCTCTGGTGTACCAGAACCTGGAATAAATGGTATTGAGTTTAATCCAATCGGTGGAAGAAGTATTTTGGCAGCAGCTATTGTGCTAAGACCTGCTGCTAATGAAGGTCGTGGTGGTACAGGTGGAGCAAGATTAACAAATCCAGAACCAACATTAACAATCGCGCCACCGATATTTGTTTGTACACTCCCACCAATTGCCATATCAATTCCTGCATCGATATCAGTATTGCCTGTAGATGAAATAAACGTGCTGGTAGCTTTAGTAGTCCACGTCGTTGCTAATTGGTTAATCATAATTGCACTTATATTAAGCTCAGCAACAGATTGAATATTAACCTGTGTAAGACCGCGCATATGCAGCTTATCAGTTGCATTAATTAAAATCTTTTCTGAGTTAATAGTTAATGCACCGTACTTAGGAGGTAATCCAATTAAACCACCAGAAGAAATCTGCATTTCTTTACCAGCTCTAAGAGACATCGTACCAACATTAGCTTGTACTTTAACATCTGCTGCTCTTATCTGTACTTGCTCTGAAGCAATAATATTAGATTGTCCACCAACCGATAGAAGATGATTGCCTCGAACTTTAGTTTGTAAGTCACCTTCGATTTCTTCAATCTTATTACCTTTAACGTATACATAACTATTACCCAAAATAGTAACTGTGCTTGATCCACCAACAACTACGTGTTGTTTACGATCAATTACTTCGTATTTGTCTGATACTGTTTTGTCAGTTTTAACACCTCTAGAATCAATTTGAACAAAAGATCCAGATTTATGATGAATCATAATTCTTTCAGCGCCAGGAGTATCGTCTAATTCAATACTGTGATGAGCTGTTTTGATAACCCTATTGTGAGGATACTGCGCACCATAAGCCGATGATGGTTCATCCCAAGTTTTATCAGTACCACCAATTTTAACATCAACAGCTCTACCCATTTCTTGCTGTAATACATACGTATCTTGAATGTATTCGCCTCGAGTAAGCCTGTCTTGTTGAGGTTGTCCTCTATCTTCTGGTGCTGAACCGTGTGCTAAACTCTCGCCGTCTCCTGGAGGTATCCACCCCCATCCGTTTTGTGCTGGGTTTAATTCATCAGCAAATTGAGTTGGAATAAGACCAAGTACCATTGGTTGCTGTGCATCACGGCCATCTAAGAACATGCCATATACCCAAGAATTAACTTTAGGAATGGCGTTTGGGTCATATCCACCTTGAGCAACAATAGCCCACGGAAGCATATCTCTGGGAACATCAGGTATAAGCCCGTGTACACCAAAGGCACGCACTTGTACACGACCTTCTAATCGTGGATCTTCATTAT